AGTAATCCTGATCAGGCCCATTGGCACGCCAAGCGCAAGCACCGCATCGCAGAATGCATCCACGCTGCCCTTGTCAATCTTGATTTCATCAACAATCACTGCGCCCCTGCCAACGTGCTGGATGACCAAGGCACAAAGAGGATTGATGTTGAAGTCGACCGAGATGTGAACCGGCATGTTGCTGTTGAGCTGCACACTGTCATCGATGTGCTTGGTGTCATCCCACTCGTACAAGAATGGATTTGCCACGTCATCCATCACATCCCAATCGCCCTCCACGAATCGTGCGTACTGAACAGGCGGCAGCTCGCGAAGCGACTCCAGGTACTCGGCAGGGATGTATGGGTTGTCAGTGATCTTGGAAGGAATGAAGCTCCAACGATCTGGCAGCGTGCCATCCTTGTAACGCTCATAGATGATTGACTTCACCCAGTTGTTTGCTGGGTTGCACGTTGCCAGGCAAACAATCGGAGGCTTGCCATGCGCCTTGTTCCAACTGCCGATGCGCTCTTGCACCTTGTAGAAGGTTGGCTCTTGCAGCTCGTTGACCTCATCCAAACCGGCACCATTGATCTCCAAGCCGCGAAAGCGGTTGAGGTCCTTGTCTTCATCAAAGCTCTCAGCCATGAAGATCAGCTCGCTGCCATTGTTGAATGTCACAACATTCGTATCCCTGTTCCAGCTTCTGATGTGCGCATTCAGCCCATCCGACAGCAATCCGGTGAAGCTTGGAAAGGTTGTGCGCTTAAGATCCGGTAGGCTCTTGCGGATTATCACCCAGCGGCTGCCTGCATAATGCAATGCAAGATGGCTGATGGTAAGCAGCAGCCAGTACGTTTTGCCGCCGCGAATCGCGCCACCGAAAACGATGACACGCTTCTCACCGCTTATCGCCTGGTCAAATGCAATCGTTTGTGTTTCGGTTAGCCGGTAACTCATTCACTCTTTGGCTCAGTGCGAATGATCACCAATGGCTCTGTGCTTGTGATGTTGGTGTCGGTCGTTTGCTTTGGCTTGCCGTAGCCGCGATCGAGCAGCACCTCAGCCGCCCTTGTGTCGCCCTTCTTTGCTTTGGCATACAGTGCAAGCAGTATCTCTTCGGCAGCAGTCATGCCATCCTTGCCCTCCTTGCCAAGCACATTGGCAAGAAGCACATGAAGCTCTGGAAGCTTTGGAGGTCGGCCGTTAGGATTGCCGCTTTCGCCCTTCTTCCATCGTGGCTCTATTTTACCTCTACCGCCTGCCATACGTTGTTATTTCGTTGTTTCAACTTGTGAATAGCACAGCCTCAGCATCAGTGTTTTCGTCGATTTTATCGACTTGCTCACGGTTGTTATCGTAGTGCAAATCAATGTCGAGTCTTTCGATTGTTCGCCATTTATCCGCACCATTTGTGAAGTAAACGCGAAGCCTCGGAATACCGAGCTCATTGGCGATTGCATATACGCCAGAACTCAAGCTTTCGTTACGCGCAGTAATGATAAAAACATCATCGCCTCTTTCGATTGCTCTTGTTGCAATTCGTCTGCCAGCCTCTGTGTCTAGCACTCCATCAATATCAAATGAAACTCTCATCGTCTTCGCTTTGATCTGTACTTCTCAGCCTCTGCATAAGCAATCGCTGCTGCTTGCTCTGCGGAATATCCTTCGCTGATTAGCTTGCGGATGTTCATGCTGATAATGGTTGGAGTGTCTCCTTGAAATAATGGCATATTACAAAATTAGTTTAAATTTAGTAATCTTTCAAATATCTCGCCCTCATGGTCGATGTTTACCGCATGGCCTCTGAAGACAATGTCTTTATACTGCGAGTGATAAATAAACATATCATGCAGCTTGCCATCAATGAATGCCTTGAAAGTAAAGCCCTCAAGGCCGTTCTTGTCTTCAGTTGATAACAGGACCCCAAACTTATAATCGATGCCAGCATGCTTATCGAGCACCAGCTTATTAATCTTCGAGAACTTGTGGATCTCATCAATGTTGATGGCGATGGCGATGTCATACTCAAGCCCTGGGTGTGTTAAGTATCCAAAGAAGCAGTGGTCTTGCATGTACTTCGAATCGACAAACACGCCAGCTCTTAGCCGGCGCGTTGTCTGAAGGTTGTTAAAATCCGTCATCTTTCTTGGCATGATAGCGTTCGCAATCTAAGTCAATAGAATCCTTTTCGTAGCATTCATCATGCTCTTCATCTTCATCATTGTTGTTTGAGTTCAAAAATTCAAACTCTCTTAGGAGCCTTTCTGAGATTTGGTTGATTTCTTCGAATGTCATCATGGTGTGTATGTTTTGAATTTGTATTGCATTTATCGTGCCAAAGTTTAGCAACCGGCTTCAGTTTCATGAATCTTTTTTGGAGTCACAAGGCTGTCAAGATAACCGTTGACAAGTTTTCTTATAGCGTCCTTGCTTGATATAGGCACTCTAAATGTGATGTTTATGGTCGGCTCGCCATACTTATGAGTGCGGCCTGCGCCTATGCGCTTGCCTCCTCTGCCTTTTTTTTGCTGTTCCATCTGTGCAAATGTATTTATTATTTGATTGTGTTATGCAATTGGATGTTCTTTTTTTTCAGAAGCACAAGCCAATTGAATGCCTTGAGCATATAAGTCCGATGCACAGGCGCATCCTTATCTGTTGCCATCAAGTACCTCGCAAGTGCTACATGAGCTCTTGTGGTTGAGGTATAAGTTGTCGGCCCATCCACAACACTTGCTTCGTCTGGAAGCTTCTCGGTCATGTAGTGGATTATCTTTTCGTAGTTAGTCATGACCAAAAAGTCTTTGCCTAATTGATTTGACAAGCCTTGGATTGGTTGTGCAATTCTCTTGCATCCAGTTGAGATATTCAAGATCAACTATCTCAGATATCTTTTGACCTTTGTACTTGCCAAATGGCATCAATTCGATTGGGTTATTTTGTGGCATCCATTTTTGCCATGTTTCACATTGAAGGCAATATTGTCCAATGTGATTTCCAACTTTGCGATAAGCGAATTCTTGATGTCCGCAATTTTTACAGTTATTCATTGTTTATGATTTTTAAAAATTCCTCTTCAGATCTTACGATCACATAGTCATGGCCAAGAGATAGGCAAAGCTTTTGGAATCGCTTCTGGTCCTCCGACTGCCTTCCGGTCTCGGTCTTCCATTCGATCCAGCAGGTTCTGCCTTCAGGTCTCAAAAAGCACATGTCGGCCACTCCAGGCACAACTCCCATTGCTTTATTCATTGCGCCCTTGATTCCGTTTGGGCTGTTGTTATTGATGGCAAATATCCTTCCTCGCAAGTCAGGACGCGCATTCCATAGATTTGTGAATGCCTTCGATTGTGTTTTTACTTCGCTCATAAAGTATCATGTTACACCCTTAAGGTTGATACAAATTAGGTCCCAAAATCGGCTGTATGCTTACTCTCTCATGGGATTGAGGGCAATGTATCAACCTTGTGCAAAAAAGTGCCTCCATAGTATATAATGTGTGTGTGTGTGTGTGTGTGTGTGTGTGTGCATATATATTGTTAAGGTATAAAAGTAAGTTGTAAGTTGATACTTTTGGTTGTAATGGTTATTGGAGTAGGGCTAAGCAGTCTCAACCTTGAAAAAAGCAAGTTGATACAGGTTGATACTTTTATATCGGATTCTTGGTGACAAAGTACATTGTGACCAAAGAATTGCCTCTGCGCTTGCGGTCCTTATCAAAACCAAGGCTGCTAAGTATCGAGCCAATGCGCTGGATGTTGAGGTAGTTAAATTTGGTTTCAATCATCAGATACTGCTGGATGTCAGTGAGCGACATCCACTCGCCATAGGATGATGAATTGCCAGGCTGAAGCTTCTTGTGGATCAAGTCTTCTTCAGGTGTTGAGTGCTTGAAGGTAAGTGTAGAATCATTGAGATCTTGAATGTCTTGATGCAGCACCGTGTAATCCCATCCAGCACGATACATGGCATAAAGCTCACGCCATAAGCCTTCCTTGTCGCATTTGTTGTACTCATCCTTGTTGATGTCAAGGATGTGAATGGGAATCTGCCTGCGGTTCCCAGTCGGATCGTTGAGTATCTGAGTTTCGTTCGATGTTCCGCAGAACACGGCAAGCCTTCTTAGGTCCAAAGAAACGCGACCGTATGGCTCACGCACGTTGATAAACTCCTTCGATGTTAGTTCCTTGAGTCGCTTTTCTTCCTTCTTGGACTTCCCACCGTACTCATCATCGAGAATAATTAGCTTCAGGCACATTAGAATCTCATCATCCTTACCACCATCCATCTTCGATTCAGCGAATAGGTAGCGCAATCGCTTTGGCAGAAGATAGCGAAACCAATGCGTCTTTCCAGTGCCTTGCTTCTCACCAGAGAAGATGAGCACCAAAGGCGAGTGATTGCCATAGGCTGATGCGACAAC